CAAGAAGAAATGCCCCCCCACCCCCCATAAAAAATTATGGTGGTTAGGTGCTACACCGTATAGTGTCGCCTTGAAGTTTCTGCCCCACCTCTTGCGAGGTAGCCGGACAATAGCACGACACTCCGACCTTGGCAAAATGTATGAATGCTTGTCAGTCCTGTGTGTCACACTTATGCCATGAACGAAAAGCTTATAGAGGTTGACACTATCTATGCACAGATGGCTGAGTTCTCTGACCGTTCATTCCGCCCTCACCCTTGGGTAATGGCATTTGCCTATGGTCAAGACGGAGCAGTATCTGTATGGTGGGATCATGCATATGAGTCAAGTAAATACTCATTAGCAAAACTTGATCTTGTAGATTGGGTGCATGAAAATGATTTCATTGCAGACACGATAGTTAAGTTAGTGCCATTGCCCGGAGAAAAGAATTTAGTTATGCCCGGAGTAATGATTATTTGGAAACCACTCGATGGAGAAGCGAAGATCTCTGAACTGGCAGAGAAATACATTAAGGGGCTACAGAATGTTACTTAAAGATTTTTATATAGATCAGTTTACAAAGAAGATAAAAGCTATTGAACCGCCACCAACAAGTGAATACAATCAGGGATTAGTAGATGGCTTAGAGTTTGCAATCAAAATTATGCAAGATGAAAGAAGTCCTCATGGCACACAGCAGTAAAGAAACCTTATCAATCGCATGGTGTGACAATGGTATGACTGATGGCAAGTTCACCGAAGGACTTGTATACACAATGCTTATGGCACACACAGTTGGTGTGCCTGTCAACAATGCAACGAGAGTCAAGGGTAATCAGATCTCTCGTCAGCGTATGCAGTTGTTTGATATATGGGCAGACCAAATTAAAACTGATTGGTTACTATGGGTTGACTCAGATATTGTTCTAACCAAAGAAGTCCTCAAGCTTCTATGGGAGACAGCAGATAAGGTTACAAGACCTGTCGTATCAGGTGTATACTTTGTTTGGAAAGACAGCGTTGGTAACCTACCAGTCCCAATGCCTACCATTTTCAAAGATGGTAGCAGTAAATACGAGATTGAATACATACACCCATTACCAGAGAATCAAATCATACCGATTGACTCTGCTGGATTTGGATGTGTATTGATGCACAAGTCAATTATTCCAAAGCTAAGGGATAAGTTCCCGGGTAAAAGTTTCTTCCATGAGAATGATCTTACGGAAGATAAGTTTATTGGCGAAGATATTATCTTCTTCAATCTACTGAAAGAAGCAGGGATCCAAGCCTATGCACACACCGGTGCATTGGTCACGCATATGAAGACTTTTCCTTTTGACATTTCTTACTATGCACTATTCTGGACTACTTACAACAAGGTGCAAGAAGATCTAATGAAAGGTAAAGCAGATGAGTGAGATCAAAGATTTGCTTATCCAAGTTCTACGAGCTAAGGATGCAAGTAAATCTCGTAGCACTCAGGTGCAAATAGGGCCATCAGAACTTGGTGGTTGTTCACGCAAGGTTTGGTTTCGGTTAAATGGACAAGCCGAAACAAACGACAACGAACTCAAACTAGCAGCCATTATGGGAACTGCCATCCATGCAGAGATTGAGAAATCAATCGAAGCATTAGATCCCGAAGGCAAGAAGTATCTAGTTGAAACCGAAGTCGAATACAATGGAATGAAAGCCCATATAGATTTATTCATTCCTGAAACTGGTGCAGTCGTTGATTGGAAAACAACTAAGATTAAAAACCTTAGTTACTTCCCATCTAAGAACCAGCGTTGGCAAGTTCATACATATGGCTACTTGTTAGAGAAGAACGGTTACAAAGTTAAGACCGTTAACTTGTGTGCCATAGCCCGGGATGGTGATGAACGAGATGTAAAGGTTCATACTGAAGACTACGATCCATCCATTGCAGAAGAAGCATTGGAATGGCTCGAGAGTATTAAGGAAACGAACGATGCACCTCCTCCTGAAAAGGATGCCAGCTACTGTCAGTTCTATTGTAAGTTCTACGATCCTTCGGGGGAATTGGGTTGTACTGGCTTAAAAAAAGAACTGAACAAAACCTCGGAAGTCGAGATCGAAGATACTGAGGTAGACAGCAATGCCTTGCTGTTCTTACAAATAGGAAACCAGATCGATGATCTGGAAACGAAGCGTGAGAGTCTTCGAGCTTCACTCGAAGGCATCTTTGGTAGAACACGAAGCGGTGTCGACATTAGTTGGACTACCGTTGCAGGTCGTGCATCTATCGATGAGAAGGAAGTAGAGAAACTCTTGGGCTTCGTACCTAAAAAACCTGTCGGCAAAGAATCAGTCCGACTAAACATCAAACACATGAAGGAGAAATAAGATGGCCGAACAAGGCTTTCAAGTATCAACAAAGACAAACGATGGAACAATCTTTGTCATTGCAGATGCAACATACTCAGGCTTCTCACAGAAATTAGCAGAAGCTTTAGATCCAAGTGGTGCCGAGTCACTACTACAAGCCATGGCTAACGCCTTCACAGGCTCCCAACAAATGTCAACACAAGCGATTGCACAAGCATTCAATGCAACTGTAATCACACCACCGCAAGATGCATGGGGTCAGCCAGCGAATGCTGCCCCTACTAACGGCCCAGTATGTAAGCACGGAGAAGCAGCAAAGCAGGTTCCTGCTGGAGTATCCAAAGCATCAGGAAAGCCTTATCGTGCTTTCTATGCTTGCTCACGACCACAGGGCCAGCAATGCGACTTCAGAGCAAACGCTTCTTAATATCGTTGGTAAGGCAGGGTAAACCAAATTACCCTGCCTTTACCGGCACCGAAGCTTGTGCTTCTATCGGCAACGAACACTTCTGCACAGAGGAAAGAGACTTCACCCATTACGAAACACTTCGTAATGTATGTGCAAGTTGTCCACTTCTAGAAGATTGTTTTAACTGGGCATTACATAATGAAGACTTCCATTTTTGGGGAGGATCTTCTGCAATAGAACGAAGAAGAGTTAGAGAAGAATTAAAAATTAAAAGATTGAGGAGTATTGCTGCATAATGTTGAACTTACTGCAAGCCGTTCATAGCACAAGCTCCTCTGCTAAACCCTTACCCGATGTATGGGCTGGACTTAGACAGCATGGTATGCGATTCCGTCAGTCACAGTTGTGTCTTATCGCAGGTCAACCAAACTCAGGTAAGAGTTTGATGGCGTTGGTATACGCCTTGAAGACTGGAGTTCCTACTCTTTACTTCTCGGCGGATACCGACCCCATTACTCAGATGTTTAGAACAGTTGCAGGTTTAACTGGACTTCCACAGCAACAGGTTGAAACCTACTTGGATGCAGATTCACATTACTTCGATCCATTGTTGAATGAGAGAGGCTCACATATCAAGTGGGTCTTTGATCCATCACCAGACATTGATGCAATAGAGTTAGAGATCCTCGCTTATGGCGAGGTCTATGGCATGGCACCTGCATTGATTGTCATTGATAACCTAATGAACTGTGTCTCTGTTACTGGAGAAGAGTGGTCAGGTATTCGTGCCATCATGTCAGAGCTTCACCATGTAGCTCGTAAGACTGGTGCTTGTGTTCTTGCACTAACTCATATGAGTGAGGCAGGAACTGGAGATCCAAAGATGCCAGCACCACGCCGAGCAATCCTTGGTAAGGCATCACAACTTCCATCAATGATCTTATCTATTGCAATGAACCCAGAGTTTCAAGAGTTCAGAGTTGCGGCAGTTAAGAATAGATTTGGTGAACACTCAGCAGATGCATCTAACTATGTAACGCTGGGTATCGATGCATCACGAGTTCAGATAGTGGATAGAGATGTTCAAGGTATGGCTGATCTAAGACCGGGGGTAAATTTCGTTGGACTCCAAGCAATCAAGGGCTAACAAACGCAAGGGTGCAACATGGGAAACAGATCTTGTTGAATACTTTAGAGATAAAGAGTTCACCCCAGTTGAAAGATTAAGACTTACTGGAACCAGCGATGAAGGAGATCTGTGGCTATGGGCCCCAGATGTTCAGACCTTTATAGTAGTTGAAGCAAAGAATGAGAAGTCATTCAAGCCGGGGCCATGGATACAAGAAGCAGTAGAAGAAGCAAAGAACTGGGTAAAGAAAAGAAAGTCAACGCCAGCAGTAGGAATTGTTATTGCAAAGCGTAGACAAGCAGCAATAGGTAAGTCATTCGTAATAATGGAACTCGATACATTCGTGGAGGTAGTAAAATGGAAACAGTAGTTGGCGTGTTGATGGTAATAGCAGGTGTTGCTTTGTATCACTTCTTAGAACACTTGTATTACACATTCGATGCAAGATTAGAACAAAGAAAAATGGAGAAGCGTATTGAAGAATACGGTTCTTATCTCAAGCAACTAGAGCAAGCACACAAGAAGAAGCCAGTAAGAAAGACCTACTAATGGCTGCCGACCCAGAGCTTCTCAAGGCTGTGGTCGAATACTATGGTGGGGAAGTAAGAGAAGGCTATTCAAAGCCTGTTAGATGTTGTTTTCATGAAGACTCTCATCGATCTGCTGTTATGAGTACAGATGGTGAGAAGGCAGGACTTTATTTTTGCCACACTTGTGGCATAGGTGGAGATGCATATTCATTACTCATGTGGAAAGAAGGGGTGGACTTTCGTGTTGCTTTCGATAGAGCGGTTGACATTGCTAAACGATCTGGCTTTGACATATCACAAAAAGATAAACGAGGAGACGGTCTCTTATCTAAAAGGTCGGGGGTTCAGTCAGGAGCTGGCAAGCGAGCATCTACTGGGAAGCGTGCCAGTCGACTGTGACCCGAGCCATGTTCAATTCATTGGA